GTTAAGAGCAGGAGCGTAGTCAAGAACACCAGCCATCTGTAGAGCAGAAGCAACGTCTGAAGAACAGATAACGATGTTACCCTTACCGCGACGAGTTTGCTTAGCAATCTGGTTAGCTTCACGCTCTAGCTGGAACATCAAGCCCTTGAACTTTTCTACTGACCAACGACCGTTTGAGTCAGTGTCAAGATCGAATACACCAGTAGTAGTTGTATTTTCCTGAGCGCCGAGAACAGCAGTGATGTTGATAGTACGAACAACTTCACGGTTGATTTCTGCAAGGATTTCAGCCGAAAGAATGTTAGCAAGTTCAGTTTCAGCATCAAGACCGTGGATAGCCTTAAGATCCTGAGCAAGTTCCATAGTGTACTCAGCCTTGAGTGCACGAGTCTTAGCTTCTACAGCAACCTTTTCGATTGTGAAAGCCATTTCTGGGAAAGTGTTACCAGAATCAACACCAAGAGCTTCGCCCTGTGTACGAGTCATACCAGCACCAGTGTTATAAGTGTTGGTAGCAGTTAGTGGTGAAGTGTTAGTTGCACCTGGGATAGTGCCCTTGAAACCAAGACCGAATGTATTTGAGTTAACTCCAGTAAGACCACCAGCACCAGTGAATGCAGTGTTTACTTCGTTGTAGAATGTTTCGTTAGAAGCAGTGTTGCCAGCAGAACGACCGTCAGTGCCAACAGCGCCACCAGTCTGGTTAGCATAGCGCGAACGCATTGCGAAAATAAGACCAGTTGGTCCAGTCATTGGCTGAACGCCGCAGATGTCATAAGCCATAAGGTTAGGCATTGCACGGCGAACGAGAGAGATAAGAACTGGGTCGAAAGTATCAATACCGCCAGTACCTGCAGTTGAGCTTGAACCGCCCATGAAGTTTACTGGAGTAGTTGATGATGTTTCGTTAAGAGTTTGGTACTGACCGTGTGCAGATGATTCGGTGAGAGCACGCTCAGTGTTCTCAAGCATCATTGCAGTTACGGAACGGCGGTGCTGATCCTTGATGACGCCAAGAGCGTCATGGTCAAGGACAGGAGACCACTTGTTTTGAATTTCCTCAGCTAGATACATTTAAGTTTCCTTTCTTTAAACTAGGATTCAATTTTTATTTATAATAAATTACTTTTTAACGGTTCTTGCGAGAGCCTGAACGTAGCGACTAACTTGTGGGTCAATATTTACGCTTTGAGACACTTCGCCTTCGAATGTTTCTTCTTCAATGTTAGAAGAATATGAAGACTTTTCAACGCCGAAATAATTTTCCTTGACGATTCTCAACTTCTTTTCATAAGTTCCGAGATTGCCATCAAATTCGATGCCTTCAGCCAGAGCTGCGAACTTGTCCTGTTGTGTTAGTGCGAGATCAGAAGCAAGTTCTTCAAAGATATTCTTAGCAGATTCTTCAGCTAGAACACCCCTTAATTCGACGTTTTCTACGATTACTTCGTCGAGCTTTAGTTCCAAAGCCTCTACCTTATCAGCCAAAGCTTCTAGAACATCAACCTTTTCCTGAGGAATATCGATAAAGTGCTCAGTGAAAAGATTCTTCAAACCTTCCATAAACTGTTCAGTGAGTTCATTACGAAGAGTTGATTCAATAGCTACTTCGTTGTTCTTCATCCATTCTTCAGCAACATATTCTAGATAAGCGTCTAGTTTGTTGTTTGTTTCTTCCTGGAATGCATAAAGTTCTTCTTGTAACGCAACTTCATATTGTTCTTCTAGACGAGCAGTTTCTAGAGTCAAGCGAGCTGAAACAGCTGCTTCGAAAAGCGTTTCTACGCTTTCCTTAAATTCTTCTGAAAGATCCTGACCCTTGAACATTTCTTCAATGTCTTCCTTAACATTGAGCTTTGGCATTGGATCTTTTGTTTTTGGACCTGAACCTAGCTTAGTGTCGATTGTAGATGAATTCTTAGCTGAATTATCGCCAACACCGTAAGTTTTACCTGGTCCAAACTGTGCCATAGTAGCAGCAAAATGGTTAAGGTCATCCTTTGACATACCACCAGCAGCAGACATGATAGTGCTAAGAGCTGAAAGCTTTGACTGAGGACCAGCATCGACAGACTTTGCTCCTGGCTTCAATGTGCTAGCAGCAAGAGTTTCTTCGTCAAGGTCACCATCAGCTTCAGACGCGTCGACCTGATCAACGAAATCGTCTTCTAGCTCATTAATTACTTTTTTGTTAGCCATTAGAAAAGTCTCCTTTAAAGAATTTACAATATTTATATTAATTTGTTTTTTGAGGCTAAAGAAGATAGAAACTCTTCAAAAATAGCCAATTTTTGTTCTTCTAATTGTTTAGAAGATATATTTTTAGCTTTATATTTGATGTTCTCAACTTTTTCTTGCAACCAAACACCATTTCTTTCATCATAAAACCATTCCACATTTTCCATAATACCCTTAACGAAAGCGTCTGGTGCTGAAGGATCGGCAACAATGTCAGCTGCTGTAGAAAGTTTAAGATCGCTCTGAACAACCATAACACCACGTTCTTCTTTAAGAGAGCCCATGGCTCTAGAAGAAACGCCGAGCTGACCGCCTGACTCCATAATACCACGAGCGATATTACCCATTGGAGTTTCAGTGATCTTAGCCTTACCAATAAAGTTGTTCTTGTCTCTTTTTAATTCAGTGATGATGTGAGACACACGATCAAGATTGATAGAAGGACCAGCTGGATGACCTAATTCACCGTAAGCGCGATTGTGTCCAACAACTTCTGTCATATAACGCTTAACTTCGCTTTCAAGAACGTTTATTGGATACATACGACCATTACGGTTTTTAATTTCTGCCTGAAGAAAAATACCTTCAATGTACATTTCCTTTTTGCCAGTTTTTTCGTTGGCTTCAGTAATGTACTGAACGTTTTCTGTTAATTCCGTAATAAGTTTCATTTTATCCTCTGTAAGCGGAAGAAGTAGCAAAAACTGCTACGTTAGAAGCTATAGTATCTGTTGGGTTCTTAGAAACAAAAAGATATTGGTTAGCTGGAATAGTAAAAGTTCCTAGTGTTGTTCCTGTATTAGAAGCAACAGTTATCAAAGCTGCAGTTGTAGCACTGATGTAAACAATAGGTGAACTATAAACTGTGTTAGCAGTTGTTAAAGAAATTTGATTGGCTGATGCTTTAATAATATTCATTATACTCTTCCTGTATCGCCAACTAAACCACTTGGTGTGGCCATGTGAGTGTCTGCTTGTTCGCTCTTCATAGCCTTTTTACGGATGTAGGCAAAATAAACTTGTTCGCCTTTTTTATCGCCATACTGTTTCTTCATAGAAGCTTTCATGCCTGAATCATCATACTTTGATTTTAGCTTCTCTTCTCTTTTTTTGTCAGCTGCAGTCATTTCACGTTCTTCAATTTTCTTTCTATCAGTGATAAGCTGACGACCTTCTTTTTTCTTACCATTATATCTTGGCTCTTTATCTGTAGCGCCAGCTGACTTGTCCTCTGAACAAGACTTCATACCGTGAACTTCGCACATAGTACCAGCTTCGGACATATTGCACTTATAGTCTTCAGTCATTTCAGTTGCATAATAATCAGCCGCTGTTTGAATATAATCTTTAGCAAGAGTAATCTTTGATTGGACCCACTCAGGCAGGTTACTATCTGGCTTCAACATACCCATAAGTTGCTGAGAGTGATTCATAATAGATTTAATTTGGGAGATAGCCATCTCACCTTCATAGTCGTATTCTCTAGTATCCTTAGCTTCATTTTGCTGTTTATAAGCAGCCCTAGCTGTTCTCACAGTGCGAGCAATTTTAGCACCAGAAGCTCTATTTCTTAGAGAAGAATTGCGACTTGCGTTAGTTTCACTCTCAAAATCAGATTGAGAAATTTTATCAGCATCAGCTCTATTTAATCTTGATGCTTTTATACCACCAACCTTAAACTTATCCTGATTTTTATCACCATCATCAGGATAAACCGAAGTTTGATAAGTATTTTTTGGCGCTTTTGAAGATTTTTCCGAATCATTATCTTTTGAAGAAGACGATTTAGTAGGGTCTTTTCCTAAAGCATAATAAACTTTATCGTTTCCAGGAAACTGTATTCGATGCGTTTCACGTTCGCCGTAAGAACCATCATCGTTTCTATAATATTTTTTCCCAGGTTGTGAAGCAAACTCAATAGTGTCATCTTCTTCTTTAGCTTCATTTGCTAACTTGTAAGCAGTTTTAGCTTTTGGATCTGGGTCATGGCCATGGCGTTCCATCTTAGCTTTTTTTACCTTAGAGGCATTGTAAACGTCATCATCGTTTCCTACACGATCTGGAAATTTTTCGGTCTTATGAAGAGCAACAAAATCCCTTTCATCCTTCATTTTACCAGCATAATCTACGCCTGGATCATCACCAGTTGAACCTGGAACAATTTTAGGAGTTCCTATTGCACCATAAATGCGTGTACTAGATTTGTTTGCGCCTTTAAGAATATCACTAAGATCCTTAGCCATTTAATTATTCCTCTTCGTATTCTTGTTCTGTTTCTGGATCATAGTTATACATTTGCTGGGCGATTTCTACCTTTTTGGCTTCGATAGCTGAATGTAGTTTACCTACAATTAAATCATCAAAGGCTGCTTCGAAATCAAAAGGCTTTTGTTCAATAGCAGAAACGATTAAATCGGATGTAGTATATTTATTATTATCAGTCATTTATAATCCCTCATTACGATGCTTGTTGTTGAGAACCGAGTGACTTGGCTACTTCAGGGTTCTTAGCAATTATTTGAACAGCTTGTTTATATTTAGACTGCTCTTGCATAGAACGATTTTGTACACCTTTTTTCTTCATTTGATCGACGTATATCATAGCCTGACGAACTTCTTCCATCTTACTTTGTTCTTCAGGAGGTTGCTGCTGTTGATCGCCTTGTTCAGGAGGTGCAGCTTGTTGTTGCTGTTGCTGCATCATCTGAGCATTTTGTTCAATAGTGGGATTTACCCAACGAGGATCACCAGAATTATTTTCTTCAGTTATTTCTTGATCGCTAGTTTCAATATCATCTTCAGATTGCTGAAGGATATTTTCTCTAATCCACTTATGAGAATAATACTTACCTGCCATATCCTGAATATCTCTAGCAAGAGCAATTCTGCCTTGCATAATTTCAGCGTCTTTAAGCTCAGTAAAGTAGTTATCTTTAGCGAAGTCGTATTTAATTTGACCAGAAATAGTAGCCCAATCTTCAGGTGTAGTAATACCTTTAAGAACTAACTGCTTCTCTAATAACTTAGTAAAAAGAACAGCAAATCTTGAACGTAGTCTTACTACGAATCGATTGAACTTTAACTCGTCTCTAGTAATTTCTGTTGCACGACCAACAGAGAAAACAGCGTCCGAATTTAGACGACTAACTGGAACGTTTAGGGTCTGGAGAAATTTTTTCTGGAAGTAAAGGACATCATCCATCTGACCTAAATTTTGACCACCAGGAAGGGTAGTAACCTCCGTACCTCTTCCGCCCTCTCTTCTTGGAAGCCAATAGTCTTCCAACATAGTCATAAATTTACGGTCGTCTCTAATTTCTCCAGATTGTGCGTCATAGATCAAGCGGTTTTTATGCTTGACCATAATATCACGCACATACTGTTCGGCTTTCATTTTAGGCAAGTTACCAACGTCAATATACCAAATACGACGTTCTGGAGCTCTTGCTAATCTGTAAATAACCAAAGCGTCTTCAAGTGTTCTCAACTGATTAAGAGCCTTGATTGCTTTGTGAAGATAAGATAGAACCATTGTACCTTGGTTATCTGTTAAACCAGATACAGTGTACAAGATAGAATCTTTAGAGATTTTCAAACCAGTTGTAGATGGACCAACTGCTTTGTTACCATAATTAAACCCTTTGTCATTGAAGATAAAATATTCGTTGACTGTTTTAGTTACAGTAGTATCAGCAGGATTATCAGTTCCTCTGATTCTTCTTCTTTGCACTTCTCTAATTTTACGGATTTTTCTAGGATCGATATATCGAATTTCTTTAATACCGTCCTTAGTATTTTTTTCGTCTACTACAACATGATAGTACAAACGACCATCAATATACCAACGACGGAAAATTTCATAAGCGTATTTGTTAAATTCTAAAATATTTAAACAGTTTTTAAATTCTTCTGTTATAACTTTTTTAACAGGTTCCGAAATTTTAACTTCGTCTAAATTAATTTCAACTAGATCTTTTTCGTCAATAGAAATAGATTCATTTACTATTTCGTCAATAGCAGCATCACATTCAGGCTGAAGAGCCATTTCTCTATATCTTGTGACAAGCTCTGCTTCTGATCTTACTGTACCATCAAGGTCGACATATGTGCCAAAAGCGCCACCAGCCGATATCGTAACCGAACCGTCGTCCGATTCTTTCGGTGGTGCGAAAGAAGGTAATTCTTCTTTAGTTTTACGTTTAAATTCGAAACCGAATAATTCTGCCAAATTAGTTACTCCAAAATGGAGGGAAAAATTTCCCTCCTAACATTTCTAAAAATAAGTATTAAACTGGACCCTGAGGACCATCAGTGTCAGTCAAATCGCCGTAAATGTTTACGCCGCCAGCCTTCTTATCAGAAGCTTCAATAACTGGTACCCAGTAATCGTAGGCGAAAGTAACACTGAATTCTTCGATAGCATTAGCACTTTCCCAGTTCAAACCGATTGAACCAATGGTAGTTGGGAATGCACCAACCAACTGGTAAGAACGGATAATTGCGCCGTCCTTAGAGTATTGAAGGATATCAAGGTCTGTCTTGTACTGTTCTGCAGACAAAGCAGGATCACGAACGTTTGAAACGTGACGGTTAAGAGCGTTTGACCAAAGTTCGAACATAGCACGAACCGAGAAGTCTTCGTCGTTTAGTACGCTTACTGACCAATCAGCAAAAGCTCTTTCACCAGCAACTTTGATTCTACGACCGAAGTAAGGAACTTCGATCTGAGAAATTGTTGATTCTGGCAATTCAGCAGTTTTACAAACAAATCTAAACTTGTCAGCAGAAACTGTATCGATACCAATACCAGCTGGTGGTGTCATGAACACTTGGAAGAGAGATGGTCTGGCACCACCGTATACCAGACCATTTGATTTGAAGGCACTAATATTAAATGGCATTTGTTTTACTCCTTTGAGTTTTATCTATTTATTAGAAACGACCAACTACTTCGGAGAATTGAACGCCAGTTCCAACAGCCACAAAGTTCAACTGGATAAAGTTAATTGAACGAGCTGGCTTGATATAAATGTCACCAACAAACTGGTTAGTATCAATGATCTGTGGAGTATTATTAGTATCGTCACAAACAACCAAGAAGTATGTAATACCACGACGACCTTGAACGTTACGAAGATATGGTGTTACAAGGTTCTTAAACTGCGATCTAGTAAACGCATCGTTGAACTCGAATAGAGAAAACTTAGCAGATCTAGAAATAGCCTTTTCAAGAACAATAAACAAGCGACGAACGTTAATACGGTCGAAAGCTGATGGCTTAGACTGAAGAGTTTTATCACCGTATAGAACAGTACCCTGACCTGGGAAAGTAACTACAGGGTTGATACCGTTTGGATAGATAAGGTCTCTTTCAGCCTTACGTGGATTATAAGCCAACTTAATGATATTCTTAATTTGACCACGATTGAATCCAGCTGGTGACCACCATGCATCATTTGTGTTGTCTGTTCTTACACAAAGACCACCAATATCACCGTTTAGAGGAACCCAACGATTAACGTCGTTATAACGATCGTACTGATACTTATAACCAGAATCCATTACAGCGTATGAAGTTGAACGAATAGCGCCTCTCCAAGCAACTAGATTAGTAGCCTGATTACCTAAAGCGTTAAGGATTTCAGCCTTATCTGGAGAAATAAGAGCAATACAATCTTTACGAACTTCACAAATATTATCGATAATATAATTTGCTAGCTGGAAGTTTTGTACAGTTACACCATTTACTACAGTTGAACCACCAAGAGGTCTTCCCTGCATAACTAGTGATATATCGCTATCTTCAGTTGAAGCGAACAAATCATAAGCAGCCGCTACAGAAGAAAATGCGCTATTATTTGCTTCATCAAAACCATCGTTACCTAAAATTAGGTTAATGTTAGCTGGCGCTGATGAAGTTGAAGAAACAACATAAGC